GTTTTTAAATGCTGGTCGAGCCGTTTTATTTATAGACCTGCGTCTATATCGCCTGTATTTTTAAGTCTGATTGGAATATAAACAAACTCAACTGCTTTGACTGGTTCAATAGCAATATCAACATAAAGTTCACTTCTGTCAATTCTTGCAGGAGTGTTGTTACTTTCATCACATACTACCAAATAGTCATATAAACCACGTTTAGCAACTAAGTCATTCATAATACCTTCAATAGAACCTTTAAGTTCGTCTCTTGTTAACTTATCGTTTGGTTCAAAGATAAATTGTTTAGCAACTGATTCAACTTGTCTTCTAATGTAAGCAACCAATCTAGCAACGTTGATTCTATCTAATGCTGATCCAGACTTAGTAGTTTTGTTACCATAGTTAACAAGTCCAGTTCCTGGAATAAATGTCATTGGATTAACATTGTTTTCATACAATGTATCTCTTGTACCTTGTCTAACTGCTGTTTGCTTAAATTCACCTTCTGAATCAATGTAACCAATAGCACTAGCATTATCAATGTTACCACGTCTAGTACCTGCTGGTGCTAACCATGGATATGAAATATCATCACTTCTAATAATAGTTCTAAGCATCATATGACTTGCTGGTACAACAATACTTGTTCCATCTAAATCATTTGTTTTACCTGCTGGATAAAATACACCCAAGTAGTTATCGTTTACATTTAATCCATCACCTGTTGTAGTTCCATTACCACTGTTGTTAGATGACCAATTTTGTAGTTCTGTTCCTGACTCTGCTAGTCTCAATGGAGTATCACCAACTACAAATGCTGTATTGTTACGCTCATTGTTAAGTGCAACCATGTTAGTCATTAATTCTGGATATCCAGGACAAGCAATCAAGTTGTAAACTCTTTGCTCTTCTCTAACGTCTGTATTAGTGTCTATAGCCGCCTTAAGAGCACTTACAACAATACTACGTTGTGCAAGTCTACCCATATTAGCAGTACCGTCATCTTTTAATCCACTAGCATTAACCCAAGCATTCTTCTCTGTTGGTAATGAACCTTCAAAGTCTAATGCATTAAAGTAATTAAGTTGGAATTTCTTAACTGTGTATCCACTTCTACGTGTGTTCCATAGTAATGTTCCTGTTGGATATAATGCACTTTCAGGAGCATCTAAATCTAAGTAATCACTTGTTAACAGTGACTTGATAGTTGGAATATCATCTGAGATAGGATCTACTGATCCACTTCCACCCCATCTTGCATCTGCAAACACAATACCATTCTCAGTTGTTTGGTCTGCTGTATCAATAGCAACCCATTGATCAACACTATCTACTGATTCGTATCTATAAATCTTAGGGAATGATTCTAAATCACTTGTATCAATCCATAAGTCACCGTATACAAGTGCTGACTCGTCACTTTGTTCTGTTGGTTCTGTAGCACTAACAATTGGTCCATTTGGACTTGTATCACTTAAATCAAAACCTCTGATATCACTTGTAACATTTTGATATCCTTTCCATCCACTGCCGTCGTTGATCATAATATCAAATTCGTCAATTGCTGAATAGTACCAATATGTGCCTTCTGCAGGATCTTGTCCAGGAGCAGTAGCACTAGCACTAAACCCAGTTTCGTTAGCAAGTACTTCCCAATTACTTAAAATAAGATCTGAATCATTACCTGCTCTAACATTATCCAAAGAACTACTTATACCAGCGTCTGCTACTGGAGTTCCTGATGTATCTTTAAGTACAATTACGCCGCCTTGTGTATGTGTAATCTTAACAGCACCTGTTGTTGTCACTGTTGCTGTTACATTATCAACGCCTGCCGCATTAAGGTCACTTACAAAATCTTCTGCAGTAGTTCCACTTAGTGCAACTGTTACAGCATCGCTAAGTACATCTGAATTTTTACTACTTGCTTGAATTGTAAATGTTTCTGTTGCTGTAAAAGATGGACTTGTATCATCGCCTGTGATTGCTACTTCGCCTGTTCCACTTCTCACATAAACTTTTAAAGTGCCTGTGTCGTTGTCGCTTGTATCATATTGTGCATATGTGGCTCCTGCCGCAATTGCCGAACCGCCTGCTGATGCATCTAAACCTTTGTTTGCTGATTCATCATCTTCATAAAGTGGGCAAGTTTGCGTTACCCATGCCGCTGTTGCTGTGTCATATTTTTTAATAACAATATTAGCACCGTTGTTAACACTTGTAGTCTTGATCCAAACAGAACCTGTTGGACGACCTGCCGCTGAACCTGAGAAATCTGTTGATCTCCAAGATGGATTTTTAGCATGACTGCTTTGTCTTAATCTTAATGTCGGGTAAGTTCCACCTAAATCCGCACCTGTGTTATCTGTGATTGTGATACTAAAGTTGTTTACTGTTCCAGTACCTGATCCAACACCAGTAGCAATAAATGTTTCGCCTGCTGTGTTTGAATTGGCACCAATTGCTGTAAAGTCTGTTGTACCTACTGTAGCAATTTCATATTCTCTACCAATAACAAAACTTCCTGCCGCTGTTGTACCGTCTGAAGCATCTGGGCCTGCAAATAATTCAATTTTGTTACTCTTGTTTACTGCTGTCACACCTGTTGTAGATGCCGCCGCATTAATAACAGTAACAACATCATCAATTGTTGTACCTGCTGTGTTACCAGTTGTTGTACCGTTAATAACTAAGTTAGC